CAGGGTGGTGTTGAAGATATAGTTAAGAAGTTCTTTAAAGATAGGAAACAGAGAGTTAGCCCTAGAGAACTAGAGATCTTCCTTGGCGAGATAGAAGATTGGCTAATGAATGCACGCAAGAGAGGAGCAGATTATTACGACATTCAAGACAGAGATTTCATGAACCTCGCAGAAAAGAATAGTAGAGTTAAAAGCCCGAACATACCGATTAAACGAAATGTAGCAAGAGGCTCTAGGGGTAGATCTTTAGATCGTTTCTTAATGACATACCTCAAAAATGCATCTTCTGCAGGCAGAAAGCAGGGAGGCCTAGGTATGTTCAAAAAACTGAATCCAAAAGAGCTTGCCAAGCTTAGAAAAATGATTGTTAAGTATGTTTATGATTATCTAGATAAGCAGGGTGCTCCAGTTCAAGAGTCGGAGGAAGACAACCTCATGCTCGAAAGGTGGAGTAGGCTGGCCGGCATTACAAACAAGAAGGTGCTATGAGAAAATCGGAATTAAAAAAGATCATTAAGCCACTTGTTAAAGAGTGTATAAATGAATGCCTTATTGAAGAGGGCATTCTATCCTCTATTGTCGCAGAAGTTGCTAAAGGTATGGGTGCTCCGCTTATACAAGAGCAGGCTGCACCCCGTCCACTTTCAAAGCCAGTTTTTAAAGCAGAAACTATTGCTAGAAAGCCATCTATGAATGAAAGCAAAAAGAAGCTTTTAGATGCGATAGGCAATAGTGCTTATGGTGGAGTTGATCTTTTTGAAGGAACAACACCAGATATTCCAGAACAAAGATCGGAAGCTTCTATGGGAAGCCCACTTTCTGATGTTGATCCATCCGATCCCGGTGTAGATATATCTGGTATTATTGCACTTGGTGGATCAAAATGGAAAGCTTTTATGGGCTAATGACTATTTAAAAGAGCGAGGGATTTATTAATGGGTGACTCATCAACATTCAGATATACTTCTGGATCTAGAAAATTTACAAGAACAAGAAACTCTTTAAAGAAGTTTTCTTTTGCGATACCTGCTGCAGCATCGGCAATCGATAACGGCTACGAAACTGATGAAGCTTTAACAGTGCAAGTCAAAGCAGCGGACGAAGAAGTTTATATCAAACCTGAGTATCTTGTTATAAAAGTTTCTGGAATCGATACTGGCGGAACACCTGCAACAGCTCTTACGATTAGAATAACAACCGATGCTGCAGGAGACGATACTATTTTTCCAGACACACAAGCAACACTTTCTACAGGCGTTACCACCGCTACCACAGGCGTTGCAGCATATTCAATTGGTCTTCCTTTTGTAGATACAGCTAGTACAGCAACTACTTTTTATCTTTTCATAAAAACTGACGTAGCAGATCCCGTTGCTATTGAGTCAGCCGATCTTTATTGTATAGTGGAAAGTTTCTAAGATGGGTGTAGCAAGAATAGCAGTAGCAAGATCTGTTAAAAAGAATGCGACAGTTAGGCCGCCCTCTCCAACAGCTAGTTTTGTTTTAGCCGGCCAAACAATCAGTGCTAAAACATTTGACAAGTTTACTGATCGTGAAGGAATTATTAGAAGCTACGACGTTCTGCTAAGAACAAACGGATCTGCTACTGTCTCTGGCAGTGGCTTGGGACCGTATACGCTTTCCGGCACTGCTGATGGTGACAAAGGTGTTATTGCTCTAAGGGCCAAAGATGAAGACGGAAACACTGTTGCAACAGCAATCCATGTATGGGGTATCGAAAGTGGCGCATCTGGCGTAGCAACAGATGGGTCACAAGATTATTCAGCTTGGACCCTAATGTCGACTGATAATATTGTTTTATCACAAAATACCGGCCTTGCAACAAGTATTGGAATGAGCGGGAACGAAATCCAGTTTAGAGGCAGCGCAGCTTCAGCAGATGACAATCCAGATGATGGCGCTCAATATGCTTTCCAAATCAAAGACCCGGCAGATGATTCCATTGTCGTGCCAAAAAACGGGGGGATTATTGGTGTTGAATTTTACTTCAAGTTTGGCACTAATTTTCCAGACGCTGCAAATGAGTTTTTCTATTCTGGACTGTATAACGGCGGCGGCGGCTTTTTTGGAGGCTATAGGTATGAAACCACTGGCAAAGTAGCAGCTGGCTCTTATACTCTAGCTTATTCAGCAAACCACACAAATGTAACTGGAAATGTTTTTCTAGTTAGAGTCAGTGCCATGGACAATGCCTCTACAGGCAACGCTTTGGTCGGTCCATCGGAAGTTACAGCATTTGACGATGCTGTAACTCCTGCGAAGCATGTAGTCAGATTTTCTTCTACTAGTGCTTCCGACTTAGATTTTACGTTGTATCTTCTGCTATCGTTTGCTGGAGATGTTGATGTAACAGTTTACTATCGCTTGATGAAGGCACCAAGCAACCCATTCTAATAAAGAGGAATCATGAGCTACAGAGATAATTATGATAGAAGAAGGCCTGTTACTAGAAAGGTCCAGATGCCGAGCAAGGATCCATGTCATGTTTCGGTAGAGCGTAAAGGCAATGAGCCAATTGAGAGAACTATAAAAAGATTTCTAAGAAAAGTTAAGAAAAGCTATATATTAGAAGAACTCAGAGACAGAAGGTACTATGAAAAGCCCTCTGTTAAAAAGAGAAAAAAGAGAAAGCGTAGAGAAAAAGTTCTTAAGAAACTTGCAGAAAAACAAAACGCCTAACTAAACAAGTGGAATTTAAATATTCTTTGTACTACTTACTTGTGAAGAAATCTTCTTTTGGAGAAAATGTTAATGTCAACATTATTAGAACAAGCCATTATAGATGCGGCTGCACTCAAGGAAGCAGCCCTTAAGAGTGCTGAAAAATCAATTCTTGATAAGTATGCACCAGAAGTCCGTGAAGCTGTCACATCACTCCTAGAACAGGAGGAAGATGAGCTAGGGATGGGCCTAGAGGACGAAGGCGATGATGAGAGTGTAATCCCTTTAGGCGCAGAAGAGGGTGAAAAGCTCTGTCCTTGTCCAGACGATGATGAAGAAATTTATGTTGATCTTATTAATGTTTCCGATCTTGCAAAGAAGTTATCATCTGAAACTGAAACACCGGAAGATATTGCTGATCAAGTTACAGATGGTGGCGGAGAAGGTGAAGAAGATATGTTTGAGTTAACCGAGGAGATGCTGGATTCTCTTGAGGAAGACGAACTCAATGAAGCAAAGAAGGCTAAAGACGGGATGGATGAAGAGATTGAAATTACGGAAGAAAATCTAGACTCCATCATGGAAGAACTGATTGTAGATATTAGACCTCAAAAGAGTGGTTGGGCTGGAACGCCTACTTCTACAATGGATTATTATGCGGAGCTTGAGCTAGCACGCCTCGCCTCAACAGAGGCTCAAGAAGAGATTGAGACTATGAAAAAGGCTCTCTCTAATATTAAGAAGGACTATGCTCAACTAAGCGAGAGCTTTGATTCTGTCAATGGCAGAAATAAAAAGCTCACCCAAACAGTTTCTAGCTTGAAAGATAAGCTTGAAGAAGTAAATCTTACAAATGCTAGATTATTTTACACGAATCGTGTGCTGAATAGCGACTCCTTGAATGAGCGGCAAAAGTCTAAAATTGTCGAAGCTATTTCAGAATCTCGTTCTGTAAATGAAGCGAAGATTGTATTTGAAACGCTTCAAAACGCAGTGGGTTCACATTCTACAAGAATGTTGCCAAAATCACTGAGTGAGGCGGTCAATAGAACTTCGACTTTGATGGCTCGTAGAGAACCATCAAGCAGTGCTGACACGTCTGCAGTCGAGCGTTTGCAAAGACTAGCAGGCATAACCAAACTTAATTAGGAGATTAACAAAATGTCTATTTTAGAGAAACTAACAGAAGGTATTGTTAATCGAGATCTCCGTCAAGAAGGTGCTGCTCTTCTCTCCAAGTGGGAAAGAACAGGGCTTCTGGAAGGTCTCGGTAGTGATCGTACCAAGCATACAATGGCTAGATTACTAGAGAATCAGGCTAAGCAGCTACTCAAGGAGGCAGCGGGTTCATCCATGGCCGCTGGCGACGTTGAGGGCTTTGCTGCTGTCGCCTTCCCGATTGTTCGCCGTGTTTTCGGTGGACTTATTGCTAACGATCTCGTTAGCGTTCAGCCGATGAGCCTTCCATCAGGTCTCATCTTCTTCCTCGATTTCACCTTCGGTGACACTCGTCTCGGTCAGACCGATGGCGATTCCCTCTACGGTGGTGGTGTCGTTGGTCAGGCTCTAACAGGTGGTGTTTCCCTAACGGGCGATGCTGCTGATGTTGGTCCTTACAACCTCAACAACGGCTTCTCCTCCGCGACTGGCTCAATCAGCATTAAAACTGGTTTTGTTGTAGAGGCTTCTGGTGTCGTTCAGAACCCATCTGACGCTACTTATCCTCTAACAACAGCACAGTCCGATAAGCTTAGCCGTCTTGTCCGTTATGATCCAGATCTTTCTGGCTCTACTGTTGTTGTCGTTTCTATGACCGGATCTTCAACCCTTACACAGCTTAATACTCAAGATCTTGTTGCTATTTCAGCTGGTGATGCGAAGGCTGTTAGAACTGGTCGTCTTGTGCGCCATCTAACCCAGCTTTCTTCTGGCTCAACTGGCGATCAGGCTCCGGGTCAGGCTGGTTACAAGGTTACGATGGTCTTCGAAACCACGGGTACAATGGGCATCGGTGGACCGGGCTCTGGGCTTGCTGTGGACAGCACAGACAACCTCTTGCAGCTTCTCACTGGTTCTGGTGTTAAGTCTTTTGATTTCCCAATCGTTGATAACTTTAACGGCACTGCGACTGCAGGTGCTTCACAGGCTATCGGCGCTGTCAGAGCTACTGATACATGGGGCCTTGAAGATAATGCAGATATCCCTGAGATTGATATCAAGGTTGATTCTGTCTCGGTCACGGCTATCACCAAGAAGCTCAAGGCTAAGTGGACACCAGAGCTTGGTCAGGATCTAAACGCCTACCACAACCTCGACGCCGAGGTTGAGCTAACCAGCATTCTCTCCGAGCAGATTGCTCTAGAGATTGACCGTGAGATTCTTGAGGATCTCATCAAGGGTGCTACAGCTGGCACCTTCTACTGGTCACGCTCACCGGGCCTCTTTGTGGATCGTGCAACTGGTGCTGAGGTCGGCGCATCTGCCAAGGCTCCTGACTTCACTGGCACGGTCAGCGAGTGGTACGAGACGCTGGTTGAGACAATCAACGATGTGTCCGCTCAGATCCATCGTAAGACGCTCCGTGGCGGCGCGAACTTTATTGTTACATCCCCAGAGATGGCTAACATCCTTGAGTTCACTGCCGGCTTCCGCGCTAGCGTTACTCACGATGCTGACCGTGGCACAATTGGTGCTGTCAACGTTGGCTCACTTTCTAAGAAGTTCGATGTTTACATCGATCCTTACTTCCCACGTAACCTCGTGCTCGTCGGTCGTAAGGGTGGCAGCTTCCTAGAGAGCGGCTATGTTTACGCTCCATACGTTCCACTACAGGTCACACCAACGATCTTCGGTGTCGAGGACTTCGTACCTCGCAAGGGCGTCATGACACGCTACGCCAAGAAGATGGTTCGTCCAGACATGTATGGTCTTGTTATCTGCCGTGGTCTCCTTGGTGAGTCTGGAGCCTGATAGCTTCTAGCTTAATCAAATAAGCTGGCCACCCTCATTTGAGGGTGGCCTTTTTATTTATAAAATACTACTTATAGTGAAGGAGCTTATAAAATGAAAGCATCTAAGTTTTTTAAACTGCAGAGAAGAAGAGCAGAGCAGGAAGCTGCTGCGGTCCCAACGCCTGTTGTCGAGGAGCCTGTTGTCGTGCCAGAGCCTGTTGTCGTAGAGAGCGAAACACCAGTTTTAAATGAGGCCGAGGAAGAAATAAATCCTAAGCCAAAGATAAGAAAGTCTAGAAGAAAGACAACTTCTGATAACTAGAGCTTTTTTATCTTTCATTTAACTACTTACTGTGTTAGGAGGGTTTATGCATGGCTATCCCAAAGTTAAGTCCGGTAAGTCAAACAAGCGCAGTTGTTTTGCCTTCGACTGGCTCGACTTATGATGTTCCATATGGCTGCCCTCTAGGTATTTACACTGGATCTATAGACTTCCTTTCTGGGGCGGCAGATCAAGTTGCCTATACTTACCAAAAGCTTGGCGGAGATATCTTAGATATTGAAGTTACTTCTGGTTCTGTTTATGCTAACTACGAAGAAGCTTGTTTAGAGTATTCTTATATTATAAACACTCATCAAGCAAAGAATATACTTGGTGATGTTCTTGGACAATCTACAGCAAGCTTCGATCATAACGGAGTGATAAAGGGTGGAGACGCTTTAAGTGGTAGCCACGTTGAACTAAGATATACAAAGTTTGACCTACGTTATCCAAAGAGAGTTGGCCCTTCGATTTCTCAGTATGCCGGTTTTGGTGGAACAAAGGAATATTATTCAGCTTCTGTAGACCTTGTAACTGGACAGCAAGACTATGATTTGCAATCTATAGTTTCTAGCTCAGCTGCCATTTCAGACTCTGGCCATCCATATGCTCTCAAGGTTGGTAATAATAGAATTACAATCGAAAGAGTATTTTACAAGACACCACAATCCATGTGGCGTTTCTTTGGATATTATGGTGGCCTTAATGTTGTTGGAAATGGTTCAATCTATGGATACGGTCAATATACTGATGATTCAACCTTTGAGGTAGTTCCTGTATGGCAGAATAAGATGCAAGCCATGGCCTATGAAGACCATCTTTACACAAGATTATCACACTATTCATACGAGATTCATAATAATAAAATCAGAATCTTCCCAGAGCCTGATGCTAATTTTGTAGAGAAGATGTGGTTTAACTTCACAATCGATAATGACGAGAACTCTTGGGAGGATCAAGAAAATCAAGAGACAGGCGTAAGGGGTATCAATAACATGAATAACCTCCCGTTCACAAATATACCTTATGATTCTATAAATGCCATTGGGAAACAATGGATTAGAAGATTTGCGCTTGCTCTCACAAAAGGTACTTTAGGCCAAGTCAGAGGAAAATTGGCTTCAATCCCAATACCGGGAGAAAGTGTTACTTTAAATGGTTCTGATTTGATCAACCAATCAAAAGAAGAGCAGCAAGCTCTTAGAGATGAGTTAAAGACAATATTGGATGATATGACTTACTCCAAGATCGCAGAGCAGGAAGCTGCCCTCTTAACAAGCGTTAACACTAGCAATAAATACGTACCACTATTTATTTATCAGGGGTAGTAAATGTCCACTAACAATAAATGGCTTCAGCC